CCCTATATGTTATATACGTACCCTGTTATTTAATTACTGGTAAACGTTCAATAGTAAGAAGAAAACCTTTTAACTATTGGACGTAAACAATAAAGGGAAGTAGCGGACATATACGTTAACTCGTCAAAATAATTTAAAGTTCCTACTTTTTCAGTTGCCTTGGGTAGTCAGTTTGAGGTAATCCCTTTCACTTCCTTAAGAAAGTCGCTGACCTTTCTGCCGTCCGATAGCACTTACCTGTACAAGTTACTTCGTAAAAACTTGTTTGTTGCTATCATTTATACCATAATAAGAAACATAACACAAGTTAGTTAGGATTATGACAAAAAACATTAGATGTGGCAAAGTAGGTTGCCAAAAGAAATTAGCACAAGGCAGGAGAAAATATTGTTCTGATAGCTGCCAGGCTGCACAGTATATGAGGAATAAACGTAGAGGTAAAGAGGAAATAAAACCTATTAATGCAGAAAGAGATACATCAGCATCTGCACGTCGTGGTCCTTTATATGAAGCATTTTTAAAGTCTGATTTAGCAGACAAAGTAGCAGAGGGAGATATAGACCAAAAAGACGCAGCGGACCTCCTAGGTACCACCAGTGCCACGATAAGCCGTCTCCTTGCTGCTTATAAAGAAGATACGCACACTGACCAGCTACAAGAAGAATGGTCTGTATCTGCTAAGGCAATAGAAAACACAAAAAATTTTTCTACGTTCAGAGATACATACTTCAGAACAGAGACAGGAGAGAAATACGAAACTGCTGATTTCCATATTGAATGGATAAATAGTATTTTAGATGCTATACAGTACGGTAAAGAATTAGTAATTCTATCCCCCCCACGTCACGGTAAGACAGAACTGTTAGTTCATTTTGCTGTATGGCAAATAGTAAAAAATCCTAACACAAGAATTATGTGGGTAGGTGGTAATGAAGATATAGCTAAGAACGCAGTGTCTGCTGTACTAGACCACCTAGATAGTAACGAAACATTAATAGAGGATTTCTGTGGTCCTGGTCGTGGGTTTAAACCTGATACACGTAGTGGTAAGAATTGGTCTCAAAATCAATTTACAGTTGCTACTAGGTCTGTTACAGGTATTAAATCTCCAACTATGGTTGCAGTAGGTAAAGGTGGAAAGATACTATCAAGAGACTGTGACATTATTATTGCTGATGACATTGAAGACCACAGTACAACAATACAACCTAGTAACAGAGAACATACTAGAAGTTGGTGGACAACAACATTGTCATCTCGTAAAGAAGAACATACAGCGATTGTTGTAATTGGTTCAAGACAGCACCCTGACGATTTATATCATCACTTATTAGGAAACGAACAATACGAAACTATTGTGGAGACAGCACATGATTTAGAATGTACATTACCTGAAGAGGAAATAGAGGGACATGAAGATTGTATGTTATGGGGTAGTAAGAGAACATACAAATGGTTAAAGTCAAGAATGGCTGCTGCTGAAACTACAGGTGGTAGAAATGTATTTGATATGGTTTACCTTAATCAAGCATACAGCGTAGGTATGACAATTTTTAATACAGATGATATAGAAAATTGTTATAGAGCAAATTTAACTGTAGGAAACATACCTCATCAAAATTTACATTTAGTAGCAGGACTTGACCCTGCATCAAGTGGACATCAAGCTGCATTCTTATGGGGTTACAATATTGTTACAAAAGAGTATTACATGATAGACAATGACAATAGAAGAGGTGGTGGAACTAAAGCAGCTTATGAGATTATACAAAAATGGTATGAACAATATAGATTAAGAGAATGGGTCATAGAGGAAAATGGATTTCAAACTGCTATAAGACAAGATGAGAAGATAAAGCGACTTGCATTAGAATGTGGTATTGTATTAACAGGAACAAAGACTGGATTAAACAAACATGACCCAATGTTCGGAGTTGGTGCTATGAGCGAGTTGTTCGAAGAGGGGCGTGTACATTTACCAGTTGGAGACCCGTTAAGTCGTGATAAGGTAGGTGCCTACAAATCACAGTTAATTTATTTTGATGGTAAACCACAAAGTAGAAGAACAAAGCATAAGACAGACTTAGTTATGGCAAGTTGGTTTCCGATGAAGATATTTAGACGATTGACTAAAGAGAGGTCAGCAATGATGGGGTTGGATTACACACCTAGTTTTAACGACTGGGATATAAGCGATTGGAATGAAGCACCATGGCAATAATGAAAAAAAATGTTAAACAAGTTATAGAGAGTGTTAATGGTTTAGTTGGTGTAAACGAAGAACAACAATACATGAGGTTTCGAATACGTTCTATTATGGACGGTGGCACAGAGGGAATGAGAGCATTACTAGGTGGCAACATGGATAATCAAGACATTGATAGCTTACCCGCTCCTAACTTATTAGTATCAGGATTAGATAGACTTGCACAAAAAATATCTGCAGTTCCTGATATACGTATAGATAGAATTAATGATAAAGATAGTGAACGTGCTAGAAAAAGAGCAGAAAAACTAGAACGCATTGTTCACTCATACGACGACAAACAAAAACTTAAAAATCAATTAGGTCAAATATCAAGATGGTTGCCAGGTTATGGTTATGCATCATGGGTTATAAAAACAACAAAAGATGCTGACGGTAATTTTTATCCTTATGCAGAACTAAGAGACCCATACAATACTTATCCTGGACATTTAGGTTCTAACCAACAACCTGACGAAATAGCTTATGTTCGTAAAATACCTATGTACAAATTAGTACAGATATATCCTGAACACGCTCGTGCTTTACAAGCAACTAAAAAAGATGCTGAACCTAGTAACGAGGGGTCTTATAACGTTAAGTTATCAGATACTGAAGAAACATGGGAGAACGATAGTGGTAGGGGAGTGGTTGTAGTTGAATACTATGACGACAGTGGTATGTATATTGTTGTACCACATAAAAGAATATTATTAGATTTTGTAGAAAACCCACTAAAGAGTGGACCACAATTTGTATTTTGTAAAAGATTTTCCTTTAACGAATTAAAAGGACAATATGACCATGTACTAGGTCTTATGGCACAAATGGCAAAGATAAATATTTTATCTACGATTGCTATGGAAGATGCTGTATTTACTGAAACAAATGTATCAGGAGAATTAGAAAGCGGACAATATAGAAAAGGTCGTCATGCTATAAACTATTTAGCTCCAGGTACACAAGTAAGTAAACCTGTAAACAATTTACCTTATCAATTATTTAATCAAGTCGATAGATTAGAGAGACAGCTTAGACTTGTTGCAGGTTATCCTGTTACAGACGACGCACAGTCTCCTAACAGCTTTGTTACAGGTAGAGGTTTAGATGAACTTAATGCATCTATGTCTTTGATGATTGGCGAGTATAGAGACATTTTACAAGACGCATTACAAGAACTAGATGCTAAAAGATTAGAAATGGATGAGTTAATGTTTGACAAATCAAAAGCATTAATTGGATTTAGAAAAGGTTCAGCATTTTCAGAAAGTTATAAACCATCTATTGACATTGCTAAAAATTATAGAACTCGAAGAGTTTATGGAGTTATGGCAGGATTTGATGAACCACAAAAAATTGTTACAGGTCTGCAATTAAAACAAGCAGGTATTATTGATACTCAAACTTTACAAGATAATTTAACTGGTTTAGACAATATACAATCTGTTAACGAAAGAATACGTAGAGAAAAAGCAGAAACAGTATTGTTTGAAACATTATTAGCTAGAGCAAATCAAGGAGACCAACAAGCAGTTATGGCAGTTATTGAAATTTATAAAAGCCCTGACGATATGCAAACTATACTTGATAAATTTTACACTCCTGAAAATCCACAGCTTAGTCCTGAAGAAGAAGCGTTAATGGGTCAAATGGCTCCACCTGATTTAGCACAAGGTGGATTAGCACAGTTAGCAATGGGAGGAATGTAATAATGGAAATGAATGATGAGTTTTATCAAATTATACAAAACTCACTTAGTGATATGGCAGGACAAGATTTAAGTTCTTACAACCCTATGATGCAAATGTGGCAAGTTATTGTACCTATGCCTGGAATGTTACTTTTAGTTGATAGAGATATATTAAGACAATATTTAGAAGATGGAGATGATTGTGGCGAAGAAGCGTACTAGAGGCGGTTACAGGCAACCAAGTAAACCTGCTGCAGTAAGTGGACCTGGTGCATTATCTGCAAGAACAGACGGTGGACCTGGTAACGCTAAACAACCTGTACAAAGAATACCTGGTGTAGATTATGGCGAACAAAAAGCATTAACTGAACAACAACAAGCAGCACCATTAGCTTCATCTCCCACAAGTCCATCAAGAGCTACGGGTCAACCACAACCTCCATTAAATAGAGATGTGTTTAGACCTACAGATGTACCTGGAGAAAGTCCTTTGACAGCAGGTGTTAATCCTGCAGAGGCAGCACCTGACAATACTTTATTAGCATTAAAAGCTATGTTACATGTGTCAGGGTACAATCCTGTAATTAGTCAACTTATACATAATTACCAACAACGAGGGATGTAATGGGTTTTCATGGTTGGTTTAATGACGATGAGTTAGCTGAAAGAAATAAAGAGAAAGAAGCAGCACAACGTCAAATTGACCAAATAATTAAAGTCATAGATTACAATGTAGCAAAAAATGCAGTAGATATGAGTACTGTATGCCCTAACTTACCTGCAGATATTATTGAAGCAGGAGCATTAGCAGGATTGTCTATATACGACCCTGCGTTTCAAGATATATCAGATATGGTTACTGAAGAACAACAAAAGCAATGGGAAACTGATTGGGCAAAAGTACAAGACGAAAGTGGCTTTGATGAACCAATTATGGGTCTAGCAGAATTATTAATTAAAAAACCTGGTTACGTAGCTGATTTATTAATGGAAGCAGGTGTTGAAGAAATTTCTATGTTAACTAGAGCAGCAGGATATGCAGCAACTAATGCAATACAAAGTTTTAGATTACAAAAAGGATATACAAAAGAGGGAGATACTTTTGCAGGTATTCAAATTAGAGAAGAAGACATAGTTAATTATGACCCTGCTGCAGCTTGGGAAAAAGATGGATTTAGTGGATTAATAGATGAATATGTAGAAGTGTTTGGTAATGCTAAAGAACAAGCAGGTACAACAATATGGAGAGAAGTATTAGCTACATTACGTGAGGGTAAACCATTAAACATAGACCCTGATAGAAAATTTATATTTCAAGGTTTAAAACCTGAAGATGATGAACGATACAGAATGTTATTAAAAATGGACTATGACGAGAATGAAGCTAAAAATATTTATTACAAATTTGCAGGTGCTCCAATTAGAGCTGAGGGTTGGAATGATATGGAAAGAACATCTTTGTTTAGACCTAATCAAATTATGTATCAACCAACAAGTGGTAAAAGACTTACATTAGGTTATGACCCTAATAACTATATGCATTTACAAGAACAACG